AGAGTAAACTTTAAAACTTTTTTCATTTTTAATCTTCAACAATGAGACTAAAGATTAAAAATTATTATAACATGGACATAGTTGTCGGTCGAAATAAAAACCCATCATCCGCACCATCTTTAAGCATTTTCAAATATGACTCAAAATCTATTAACGAAACGCGACAATCATCATATCCAAACAATTCTGTGCGAAACTTGTTGCGACAATTATGAATGCTATAAAAAGTCGGCATTGCGCCACACGTTGTCAAATGAATGACACCCCGATACATTGAATACATAGTTACATTGAGTTTGTGTTTCCATGAACATGTAGATTTTCGCAAGTAAAATGCCAACGAACTCTTGGATTTGAATCTCATACAAATATCTGGAAATCTCCTTTCTATTATGACCCCACGCTCATCACTACGCCGACGCGTTCCATTCACAACATAAACACCTCGAGATGAATCATAATAAATATATGCGCGCCAATCTGTAACCCGAACCGATTTTTTATTTAAACGTGAATAAAATAATGGTGGAAAAAATTCCTCGATAAAAAGAACTGGCATTGTCGGCATTAATTCTGTATGAAACCCTTTATAATGACTGTTGATGTCATTGTTATTGTTATTGTTATTGTTATTACAACTTGATTCAAAAGTAGTTTTTACCATTCCACTACTTTCACTTTCAGTTTTATCACACTCGTTTACAGAAAAGACAACTTCATCGTTATTCTGTAACTGTGACTGTGACTGCGAGTGTTCTTGATTTATTTCTTCTTCTTCTTCTTCTTCTTCTTCTGCTTTAATTTCTACATTACTTTTATTTGTTTTAGAAAAAATATGCCAACGACTACTAAAATTCATATTAAAAAAAGAAAGTATTTATATATTTATTTATTTCATTCTTTTAAATTCATTTTATTTAAATAAGTTATTATAATATTTTTTAATTATATTTTATTAAACAATTCTTTTTTATTTTAATTTTTTTATTATTTTTATTTTACTTATTATTAAAAAATTGATTATGCAACATACTTAAAAATATTCTTATAACTTAATTTATTCCTCAAAGCTTTTATGAAAATACTTCAGTCATCTTCATCATATGAAACAAGTATCGATAGTGATTGGAATAATTTTCTAATGGAATGTGGTCAGCAGGGCCAAGAGAAAGAACCATTATATTATGAAAATAAAAATAATAAAAATAAAAATAATTCTACAAATGCCAATTGCAGCGATCATAAGTGCAATCACGATAACGATAATGACGTCGATTATGGTTCCGCCGATCATGATGCAAGTTACCACGGCAATAGTCACGCCAATAACGGTGAAGATAACTGCGACTATATTTTCGATCGAGACGGTACAAATTGTGTAAATTTACATAAAGGTCGAGAAACTATAGACTTAGACGTAAACTTATCAAATCCGATTGAAGTTCCAAAATGTTCATCAATTTACATTTCTACAAAAACACAAATATCATTTTTAAATACACCCATTGATATAAAAAAAGTATTCTGGGATATTCCTGTTATGTCTTATGCATCACAACAAACTGGAATTATTAAAAAACAAATTAAATTTTCATGCACAACAAAAGAAGAACTCGATGAAATTGAAGCCAATACTAAAAAAGAAATCGATAAAAATGAAAATTTTATTGAAACACAAATTATTGAACATATTGATAATCCAGATGGTAGAATTAAATTTAAAGACCATCGTAAAATAAGCATTGGTCTTTCCAAAAAAGATATTTTAAATTGCAGGTCTAAAAAAAAACGTGCATTCTTTAACTGTTTTGTTCTGATTATTCGAGTTGAAAATGAAAATTCACCACCTAACGAAAAAAGTTTTAAAGAAATGCATATTAAAGTATTTAATACTGGAAAACTTGAAATTCCAGGAATACAACATGAAAATTCATTACAAAATGTTATTGACATTCTAATTCAAACACTAAAGACCAATGTTGGAGAACACATTAAGTGCAAAAAAGATGTATGCGAGACCGTTCTAATGAATTCAAATTTTAATTGTGGATTCTATATTGATAGAGATAAACTATATGACATACTCAAATACAAGTACAGAATTAACAGCAACTACGACTCTTGTTCTTATCCAGGAATTCAATGCAAATTCTTCTATTATGTAGGAAAAGATACGTCAGTGACAAATACTGGACAACAACCCACTGCAAACTTAAATGACTACATTGAAATTTCATTTATGATTTTTAGAACAGGAAGTGTTCTTATCGTTGGTAAATGTGAAGACTATGTTCTACATGACATTTATAAATTTTTAAAAGAAATGTTTCGTGTTGAATTTCTACATATTTATTCTCATGTCATTCAACCTGAAGACTGTATCGTTAAAAAACATGTTCCAAAGCTTAGAAGTCGAACTATAATCAACAATTTATAAATTAACTTTATAACATATGTGACAGTAGAATCTTATCCACGTCGATCATAATTATAATTTTTTATTAAATGTATATCAAATTGTAATTTATAAAAAAATAAATAAAATATATATTCTTCTATTCGCATTCGTCGCCTTCGTCACACATTACAGCGTTTGAAAATATCCAGTTTATAAATTTTAATATTGTAAATGATTTTATTTTTTCTTCAAACTTTTCAGAAAAATACCTACCTGTTAAAATCGTTTCAAACTTTTTTTGTAAGTTATTTATCTTTTTTATTTTTTTAATAAAATATTCAATAACCTTCAAGTATTCTTTATAATAATTAACTCCTGTTTCTGTGTTTGTTTTTTTTAAAATCATTATATCGCAAAATATGTTGACATATTTTATTTTCTTTATAAAAAGTTCATTGTTCTTTATATATTTTTCATCATTATTAATTCCTTCAATATTATTATCAATATGCATACAAGAATAGTATAACTTTATTAATTTGCTGTTTATTCGACCAATATTCGTATACATTTTATTTATACACTCTACATCTTTTAACTCTTCTGAATTCAACTGAGATACTTCTGTAACAATTAATTTGTTAAAAAGATCAACCAGTAATGAAACACTTTCATTCTTTACATAATTCGTCATTGTTTCAGTATATTTTTTTTTTATTTCTTCAGGTATTTCAAATATTGTTTTTTTATATACAAAAAGTGCTGCATCTTTCGAATTTAATTGCAAATATGTTATTGTATCGTCACCAATCTGTCCAATAAATTCAATGTAATACGAGTATGATTTTTGACAGTGGTGATATGTCAAGTCAAGATTGCAAGTATATTTTAAAAGAATATTAAATACATACGATATTGTGTATAGTCCTTTTATCATTATGTATTTAACATACTCAACATTATTGTTTTTTATTTTTTGAATTCCAAGTAGTAAATATTGAATAATTATATTTATATATTTGATATATATTTCAATGTCATTTTCTATAATTGTACTGTTATAATTATCCACATTTTGAATTTCATTGTTATTCATTATTTTTTCTATTCTACTCTATATTATTTTTTCTATTGTACTGTATTTTTCTTTTATAATCTTAAAGATCCCTATAAATATAAAATATTGTTAAATATATATTTATCATTATTTTATATTTGCATATTAAACATTAACCTAGAATTTTATCTTTATACATGTTTATTTTTTAATTTTTTATCCTAGTGCATTGTTAATACCTGGCTGAGTAAACATTCTACCCACACCACCAGAACTAGACTGGTTCTTCTGGAAAATGCCTTTTTGTTTCATGTAAAGTAAACCAGACTTAAAACCATAAGGTACACAACCACAATATGCACCATTCTGCTGAATTGCTATATTTGCAAATTGACCTCTACCAACAAGAGGAGTCAGGCCACCCATCTTTAATCCATAACTCTTGGCATTATTGTTCGTTATACTCTGTTGATACCTTGCGGCTCTACCTGCATTCATTAAAACCATTTTATTTTTTATTGTTATATACTGTCTAAATATTTTATTTTTGTTTTATTTCTATTTATTTATAATTTATTTTATTCATTGAATATTTTTTCATTATTCCTTATATTTTTGTTATTCATTTTTAATTTTTATATTATTCGTACCTTCTTATTATTCATATCTTCTTTTTACTAAAATTGAATATCGCTTAATATATTGTGAAATGATTTAAAAATAAGCCAAATATACACTTTATAAAAATACGTTTTATATGAATTCCACAAATTTCTTAAAACATGAAGAAGATATTGTATATACTGAAAATGGAACCATGATGTTCAACCCTTATAACGAACAAAATGTTGAGATTACATTGAACGATGTTCAATCTATTCTTCAAAAGTATGGCATTCCAACTCCCAGTATATTCAACATTCAACTCTATAGGCGCGCGTTCATTCACAAGTCTTATACGAAACGCCCATTGGCAGATAACATGCGTGAAAATATCACTATTGCCGAACAACCCGAAAATTGTATGTCCCTAAAAACTAAATCCAATGAACGTCTTGAATTTCTCGGTGATGGCGTCCTCGAATGCGTTACAAAATACATCCTTTACCGTCGCTTTCCTAAAGAAAATGAAGGATTCATGACTGAAAAAAAAATAGCCATCGTAAAAAATGAGTCCATTGGTAGAATCGCATATGAAATGGGTCTCCACAAATGGCTCGTCATTTCTAAACACGCTGAAGAAAAACACACGCGAACTAATCTCAAAAAACTAGGGTGTCTATTTGAAGCATTTATCGGCGCCATCTTTCTTGACTTCAATAAAATCAGTGTAAAAGATGAAGAACAGTGGTTTAGTAAACTCTTTATCACCGGGCCCGGTTTTCAAATGGCACAACTCTTTATCGAAAACGTATTCAATACACACATCGACTGGGTAAGTCTTATTAAAAATGACGACAACTATAAAAACATTCTCCAAGTTAAAATTCAAAAAGAATTCAAAACTACGCCCGACTATTTTCAAATTTCACACACAGTTGATACTGGTTATACTATGGGTGTCTACTTATGTCTAGGTCAACAATTTTATGAAGCCGACTATCATAATGCGTACAAATATTCCGACTTAAAGTCATTTTCAAGCATTCATTCTATCGTTCAAAGTGAATCAAAAATTGTTGTCTTTTTCGCACAAGGTACACACAAAATTAAGAAAAAAGCAGAGCAAATTGCATGCGAACTGGCTCTAACTCTACTTTTACAGTATAGTTGAAAATTTAGATGTTATCATATATTCACCAAAAAGATTAACTTAACGATTTTTTATTTTTTTATAAAAAGTTTGTCTCATTTTTCTTTTCGGTCGTGTATTTAATAAATATTAATTTAATTATTATATTTACATAAATTATACAAAAATGTCTATCTTAAACACAGATGAATATGAAAAACGTATATTGGAAGAAACGGAAATGACACATAATATACAAATGATAAATCATTTCCGAAATAAAGGAGAATCTCCATGCAAATTATTTTATCAATTTAAAAAAGGCATTCCTCTTTCCGTTTTTCTTAATGTGTATCCTTTCAATGAACTTGTAGACTGTGGTTCTGGTTTTAACTTGTCAGAGTTAAATGAACTTAAAAGATTATATTCTACACTCGACGAAAATTACCAGCAACGTTACATCGACTCTTTTCATAATTTAGAACAAATTATATTGGAATCGAAATACCCTCCTGTTGCCATGTTTTCATCCGAACCCTCAACCTCAGCCATACCTGTCCCAACCTCTACCTATTCCACTCAGCCAAAGCCAAATCGTTATGATAAAGATTTTCAATCGTTTAATGAACGCGTTGCAGTAAACAAAGAGTTGCAAGACATTATTCATAAACCGAATCCATCTCAAAGAGAAATTAGTCAAATTGAATATCAAAATTATATGCAAAATAGAATTCAATCACCACAACCACAACAATCCTCTTTCTTCGGTAAAGTCAGAGGGTTTTTTGGTTTCGGAGGTAAAAAAAGGAAAACAATAAAATTTATAAAAAGCTCAAGGTCAAGGTCAAGGTCAAGGTCGCATCATCGTCGATATAAAAAATCTCGGTCTTATTCTCGGTCT